TCGGAGATTGCGTTTGTAGGCGAAGGCGGCAAATGCTATCTGAAAGCAATCGACAGTGCCAACGACAACGCAGATGACTTTGGCGTTGAAATTGGGGAAACTGCCGATGAGTTCAGGATTATCATTAAAACTGATAACTTGAAACTAATGCCAATAGATTATGAGGTTACGCTTTGTTCAAAAGGTATCTCACAATTTAAAGGTGAAGGCGTCACGTATTACGTGGCAATTGATTCAAAGTCGACTTATAATAAAAGGTAATGAATATGAATGATGCAATGCAACAAGGCCAACAGCAAGAGCAAGAAGCTGTAATTACTCTTGGAGATATCTCAACGCTACTACAGATCATTGACGTGGTCAGTACTCGCGGTGGATTCCAAGGGCAAGAACTAGCTGGTATCGGTATGCTAAGAAATAAACTCGAAGCATTCCTAAGACAGAAAGGTCCTAAGCAAGACGAAAGTGCTGGTGAAGGTTCCGTAGATGTTGATACTGGTGCTGAAGGCGAATTGGCTGATAAGCTCGTAGGTTAAACTACAGCTCATTTCTCGAGAAGTGGGGAAACTGTAAAAGGGGACCCCGCGTTTTGACTCGAATTTTTTATATTATGTTTATGGTGAATTATGATTGATGCAAAATCAAACGAAGTCTTATGGGTTGAGAAGTACCGTCCACAAATTGTTGATGATACTATTCTACCAAGCAAGACAAAAGAATCCTTTCGCAAGTTCGTATCAGACGGAAGTGTTCCAAATCTATTATTAACTGGTGGTCCAGGCGTAGGTAAAACTACAATTGCGAAAGCCATGTTAGAAGAACTAGGTTGCGATTATATCGTAAAGAATGGTTCTCTTAATGTTAATATAGATACCCTCCGATACGACATCTCTACTTTCGCTTCCGCTGTTTCTCTCACAGGAACAGGTCGTAAGTATGTTATCTTTGACGAAGCAGATTATTTGAACGCAGCAAACGTTCAGCCTGCTCTTCGTAACTTTATTGAAGAATACAGTTCAAACTGTGGCTTTATCTTTACTTGTAATTTCAAGAATCGTATTATCAGTCCATTACGTTCAAGGTTGTCTGAAATAGACTTCTCTATTGATACTGCTGACCGTCCACAGATGGCAATGGAATTCTTTAAACGCGTTAAGGCAATACTTGACCAAGAAGAAGTTCAATACGATCCTAAGGTTGTTGCTAAAGTAATTGAGAAACATTTTCCAGATTTCCGTAGAGTATTAACTGAATTACAATCGTATGCTGCATCTGGTAAAATTGATGAAGGTATCTTTGTTAATCTTGCTCAGGAATCTGTTGATGATCTATTTCGTTTACTCAAAGCAAAACAATTTACCGATATGCGTAAATGGGTTGCCAAGAACTCAGATCAAGATATGAATGAAATGTTTCGTCGTATCTATGATATGATGTCGAGTAAAGTTACATTACAATCACAAGCAGGATTCATAGTTACATTAGCTGATTATATGTACAAGTCCGGTTTGGTTGCTGACCAAGAAATCAATATGGTTGCCTTCTTAACGGAAGTAATGATTGAATGTGAGTATGCATAATGGTCGGAAAACTTGAATGTTTTAACTGCGGTACCAAAACTTCAAAAAAGAAATCTTATACGGTTGAAATGAATACCGAAGATGGTAAAACTAAACTTACTCTTTGTGATAAGTGTGGTTCTCATTTTAACGTTATGGTAAAAGAATACGAGGAGCTGATTGATGAAAGATCTAACACCATTTGATTTTATGAATGCTGCGTCCTTTTCTAAGGAAGATCTTATTCGTAATAGCGATATACCTGAACACACTGAAAAGATGTATACGCCTTATGTAGTGAACCGTGGCTTTACTAATTTTGAGGACACCGTCTTACATGCAAACGAAATGAATATGCGTCATAGTTTATTTGATGCAGCTCAGTTTGATTATTATAAAGCGGTACTTCGTAAGCGTAAGAGATTCTCTAAATGGCCAAAGGCTGATAAAGATATTAACCTAGATGCAATACAGAAAGTATATGAATGCAACCGAACTGTTGCCAAACAATATCTTAAGGTATTGAACAAAGAACAGCTTGAAACTATCCATGATAAAATTAATGAAGGTGGCTAAAACAGGATTATTATAAATAATCTTATATGGTGTAAACCATTGCCACTAACTATAATAATTAACAGGTGAATATTAATCATGGACACGGATATTTTCAAGGGAGTAGGTGTCGAAGTTGAATTACCCACGCAGGATTCTTTCCTCAAAGTAAAAGAGACTTTGACTCGTATAGGCATTTCAAGCCGCAAAGAAAAGAAGTTATACCAATCATGTCATATCCTACACAAACAAGGTAGGTATGCTATTCTACACTTTAAAGAATTGTTTATTTTAGATGGGAAGCACAACACGTTATCAGAAGAAGATATCTCTCGTCGTAATACGATTGTTAACTTATTAGAAGAATGGGAACTTATTAAAATAGTGGATCCTTCAAAGTCAGCAGATCCAGTTGCTTCTCTAAATCAAATTAAAATTATTTCGTTTAAAGAAAAGAATGATTGGGAACTAACAGTAAAATACAATATTGGAAAAAAATAGTTGACATTTTTCTAAAACTGTTGTATAATATAATATAAATAGATTTGTAGGATGCCGATAGGGTCTTACAACTAACCGAGGGATATACCCTCAAATTTAATTAATCTTGCTTAATAGGAGAATAATATGACTGGATTAAATATAAACCAACTTCACCCCTTTGCTCTTGGATTCGATAGAGTCTTTGACAGATTGGCGGAGTTCCCACAGCATCAACAACAATCTCAAGGCTTCCCGCCTTATAATATCAGAACCGACAAAGGCGAAAAGTTCTTTATTGATCTTGCGTTAGCAGGTCTTGATATTAATGATGTAGAAATCGAAGTGAAAGAAGATACATTGACTGTTCGTTCCACATGGGATGAAGCAGGAGATTACTTTAATGGTGGTGGAGACTATGTTCACCGTGGCATTTCCTTCAAAAAGTTTACAAGAAGTTTTACTCTTGCAGACGATATTGAAGTAATTGATGCTAGCTTCGTAAATGGTCTTTTAACTATTTCATTGGAACGAATAATTCCTGAAGAGAAAAAGGCTCGTAAAATAAAGATTAATGCTAAGAATACTAAGAAGGAATTCTTAAAAGGTTAATCTATCTTAATCTGGGAGGCGCAATGCCTCCCTCTATAAAATGGAAACTATATAATGAAAACTATCCCTAACGTAACTTTTAAAGTAAGAACCAGAAACGTAGAAACCGGTGAGTTCGATTGGACCCATCCTACAACTGATGATTTCTTTAAAAATAAAAGAGTAGTTGTTTTTTCTCTACCCGGTGCATTTACACCAACCTGTTCAAATAATCAAGTCCCAGGGTTTGACGTACTATACGATCAAATTATTGAGAATGGTGTTGACGAGGTTTATTGTATTGCTTGTAACGATACGTTCGTTATGAATGCTTGGGCAGAAGATCTAAGAGTAAGGAATGTTAAATTTATTCCGGATGGATCTTGTGAATTTACAGCAGGAATGGATATGTTAGTCGCAAAAGACAATCTTGGTTTTGGTAAAAGATCTTGGAGATATGCTATGGTCGTAGACGATGGTACTGTTGAAAGGATGTTTAGTGAACCTGGTCAAGAAGATGATTGTGCTACAGATCCGTATGGAGAAACCGCTCCTGAAAAAGTACTTGAGTATTTGAAAGGAAAATAATTAAAAACAATCTCCGTGGTAGTAACAGCCGCCGAGCCGTTTATGGAACTCTTCGGAGTTCCTTTTTTATGCCATGGCGCCAGTCGGTAAACCAGTTCCACCGCCAAATCTTCCACCGCCATCACCAAAGACAACAGCATTAGTACTATTCTGTGAAGATACTCTATTATCAGACTTATTCTGTACCATTGTATCTCCGCCTTTAGTAATATAATTATTCGTTACGTTTAAAACAACTGCACCATCTGCAACTTTTTGTTTTTCATCTCTTTCTTCAACTGATGGAGCTATATTTGGTTTGGCTGCAGCTGCCTTTGCCGCTACTTCATCAACCTGATCATTTAATTTATTTGTTTTTTCAACTGTCACTTCAGCAGCTTGTAGTTCACCTGTTCTCATTTCTAATATTTTTCTTGAGGTTATTAATTGTTGTTCTCTTAATAATCTTTCTTTCTTCGCATCTTCAAGATCTTTTATAACCTCCGACTTACGTACTGACTTACCATCCACCATAACATAATCATCGTATACTTTACTACTACCTCTTCTCTTGCTTGTTGTTTCTCCAGCCAGGCCAGCTTCCATAGCTTTGATGTTAGTATCTATACCGATGTTTGAAGTTGTTAGACCGTCAATGATTTCTCGCACACGAGCTGTTGTAGCAGCAGTTAAGTCCGCGGCCTGTTGATCCCTTCCGTACATCAATGATAACTTGTTCTGTCTTTGTTCGTTTTTTAACGCTTTCTCTAATTCGTTAGGAATTTTATCTACATCATTCCTAACATCATCTACAAAATCGAATCCAACTTGACCGATGCCCGATACAGCCCCAAAGATCGCGCCAGCAATTGCACCAGGTATAGCTCCAACCCCAGCACCTACAGCACCAATCCCGCCACCTACAGCAGCACCAGTAAGAGTTTCTGTTAAAATTGTTCCGAAGCCTTTTCTTTCATTTTCAAACGTATCTACTAATTTTTTCGTAACTGCAGCATCTTCAGCATCGCCCGCAGCATTAATTTTTGCGATATCTGCTGTAAGATCTATGGGCTCGTCCTCTTCACTCAGCATATACTGAACACCGCCAATAGTTACCAACGATAATGCGCCAACAAGAAGTCCGCCTTTACCTTTAACCTTGCCTATAAGCTTTTTGAATCTAGCCTTCTTTGATGTTTTCTTATCAGGACCATCACCACCCGTACCTATAACATCAGGAGTATCGACAGCAGCTTTTACACCCATGGTTTTTGCAGCAAGCATCATAGTGGCATACAGTGTGGCCCACTTAAGACCGGCCATAGCAGCTAAACTTCCAAGCAAAGTTTCTAACGGATATTCCATAGCAATTTTAGCAAACCGACTATTTGATAATTTATCATAGACCTCCGCCATTTTGCCTTCACCAAAGATCTTATCAAGCAATCCTTTAATCGCTCCGGCTAATACTGGTATTATAATTGCCCACTTGCCAATTTGTAATAACGAACCCCACGGATCTTTCTTTATTGCCATGAATCCATCTTTTAGACCTTTGAATCCACTCATAAGACTTAACTTTAAAGATTGTGCGGCAATACTAGATTCAGACTTATTTTCTTTATTTGCGATGGCTTCCTTTTTAGCCTGAGCTCTTCTTGCCAGTTCAGCATCTTTTTCTGTGTCATTTAAACCAACTAAGCTTTCATCAATATTTTTGAGTAGTGCTTCGTTTCCTTCCCAAGAATCCGTTAAGACTTTAGCTGTTTGTTCAGAGCTTATTTTAATTGCTG